CGCAGGTGGTACCTCGGTTGTTTCATCTGGTACCCTAACAATCACAACACTCACAGCCAACGGCGGCAGCGGCGGACTCTCCGCTACTCTTGGTGGCGGAGGCGGTACGGGTGCGGTAGCTTCGACGGGTGGCAATCAAGTCAATGGTGTAGGTGGTCCCGGAGGCATCAGCAGTGTTAGTGCTGGCGGCGGACAAGGAGTGACTGTTGTGGGGTTATTTGGCGCTGGTGCACCAGGTCCAGGCGCTTCTGGCGGAGTTGGTGGTGCCCCTAGTACATTCGCTACCAACAGCTCTATTAGATCTTGTTTTAATTTTCATTATACTTAAGGAAATATCATGTCAAATTTATTGATTATTGTGTCGGAAGAGTTTCTCAAACGAATATTTGTGGGTCTAGGTGAGATCCCGTCCAAGTACGCCCACGAGGTCATACTGGACCTAGAAGCCCAAATGAATTTAGCCAAGAACGACGTCAAGGCACATGTAGATCTAGTCGAAAAACATTTACAGCCCTACAAGGACACGCTGGTGTCTGCTGTACACACGGTCACCGACGAAGTTAAAGCAATTGTTGCCGACGTAGCAGCGGCATTGTGATGGAGTACGCGGCGCAGTCGCCCCACCATGCAGCCGCCCTGTCGGCCATAGCGGCAAGCGCAAGCGTCGCGTCGTGGGCCACGGACCATGCCGTGTTATTTACTTTAGCGGCGGCTGTTACTGCTATTATTTCAGGCATTTCTGCAATTATATTCTACGGCGTCTCGGTGTACTACAAAATTAAATACGAAAACTCACAAAGACGCCTAGCTACAGCCATAGTGGACGCTATTAAGGATAACCAATGAGCGCATTCGAAACCGCATTTATTGAACTCGTGGGCCTGGAAGGTAATTACTCGAACGACGAGAACGATTCCGGCAACTGGACCGGCGGCGCAATCAACAAGGGCGAACTTAAGGGTACGATGTACGGCATCAGCGCCGCAAGCTACCCGACACTCGACATTGTGAGTCTGTCGCTAGATAAAGCCAAGGCCATCTACTTTACGGACTTCTGGAACAAACTTCGATGCTCGTCACTTCCAGACGTCGTAGCGATTGCATTGTTTAAAGAAGGCGTCAATTTAGGGGTCAGCGGAGCCTCCAGGGCATTTCAAAAATCCCTTAAGGTATCACCGGACGGGGTGCTGGGGCAAATTACTATTGGCATTGCGACCTCCAACCCACCCAAGCAGGTGCTAGAAAACTTCCTGGGCGAGTGCGCCTGGGAATACACGCAAATGAGTAAATTTTCGCTGTACGGCAAGGGTTGGCTTAATCGCGTCATTAAGACGGCGGTAGAAGCGCAACTGTCGGCAGCCGAAAAAGACGGGCTAAAAGCATGAGTAACTTTAGCGACTCTTTCAAGCACATACTAGCGAGCCTGGCCCCTACGGTAGCCACGGCGCTGGGCGGACCCTTCGCTGGTGCGGCAGTGTCGGCTCTAACAAAGGCCCTAGGGATAGACCCTGCGGCGGGCCAGAAGGCGGTCGAAGACGCCGTTATTGCGGCTAACCCCGAGACGCTGGCTAAAGTACGCATCGCTGAGATGGACTTTCAGAAGTCTATGACGGAATTAGGTATACAGGAAGAGCAATTAATTTATACCGACATCGACAGCGCCCGCAAGCGCGAGATTGCAGTTAAAGATAAGACCCCGGCGGTACTTGCGTACTTTGTCACCATGGGATTCTTTGGCGCTCTAGGGTTCTTGCTAGTTAACGGCAAGCCAGTATCTGGCGGCGACGCGTTACTGGTAATGCTGGGGGCACTGGGCGGGGCCTGGGGTACGATTATCGCGTACTACTACGGCAGCTCTAGCTCGAGCAAGGCCAAGACAGACGGCCTCGTGGCTCTGGCAAACAAGAAGTAATTTATCGCTACCTCAATGACATTCCAGTCCCTTCAGGCGGACCTTCAAGTCTACCTGGAACGCGGCACGACGCTAGACCCTACTGTATTTAATCAGTTGCCAGAGTTAATTAACTTTGCAGAGCGACGCATCAGCCGTGAACTTAAAGTTCTGGGGTTCGTCGTGTCCGCGACGTTCAACATGCAGGCGAACCTTGCCGTCTACCAGAAGCCAGACCGGTGGCGTCAATTGATTAGCTTAAACGTCGGCAGTTCCCCTACCGGCACGATCATTAGGAACCAGGTCTACCCTAGGTCACTTGAATACTTACGTATGTATTGGCCGGACGACACGGCTACAAACTTAAGTGTTTATGGAGTGCTTGGCCCCCCTAAATTCTACGCGGAATACAACTACCAGAACATTATTGTAGCGCCCACGCCGGACCAGAACTACCCCGCAGAACTTATGTACTACGAGGAACCGGCGCTACTAGATATTACTAATAATACCAACTGGATTACGCAGTACGCGCCAAATCTTTTGCTGTACTCATCGTTAATTGAATGCAGCCCGTTCATTAAGGCAGACGGGCGCATAGCGACCTGGCAGGCGTTCTACGAATCCACCAAGGCAGCGCTCAACGGCGAGTCTCAGGCCGCAGTCCTTGACCGCACTTCCACCAGGCAAGAAACTTAAAACATGACTACCTACAATAATACTTTTACGGGAGCACTAATTGCCCCGGCGCTTGCCGCCTACAACAGCATCACGTTGACCGGAAACTTGCTGCTGACGTGGCCGCTAGAGACTTCCCCTAACACCAACCTGGCGACGCCCTTAATTGACATTAGCGCCGCAAGCGCGGCGGGTGCTTGGGCGCTCACCTTGCCCCCGGCAAGCAGCGTGGGTTCGGGTTCTTTTATTATCATTAACAACCTTAGCGCAAATCCGATTACGGTCCTGAATAACGGCGGCGCGATTGTTGTGGCGTCACAGGCCGCCGGGTCTATATTTTTCTATTATATACAAGGAAATTTAACGGCGGCTGGCGTGTGGTTTTCGTTCCAGTACGGGGCGGCTATCTCGGTCCCCAGTGTCGCGGCCATCGCCGGTTCTGGATTAAAGGCCGTGGGCGGCACGCTGGCGCAAGACATCCCAGTTATTACAACCTCCACGACGCCGCTTAACGTTATTGCCGCTAACCTTGCTAATTTTTACAATTATACGGGCGGGGTGGGGGTTTTGAACTTACCGCTCGCGGCTCCTACCGGTAATAATTTCTATATTCAAGCCAGAAATAGTGGCTCGTCAATTCTAACAATTACACCCGCCGGTAGCGACTTAATAAACGGCCAAACGAATATTTCTTTTAATCCTGGCGACAGCGCTGTGATTGTGACGGACGGCACGGGTTGGTACACCATCGGCCTCGGAACCGTGCAGCCTGTATTTTTTAACTATCAACAAGTGAGCGTCACAGGACTTGTAGTGTCTCCCTTCGTTTTGGGAGTAACCGCCGGTTCATCCCTGAATAAAATAGCTTATAAGTTTATAGGCATACTGGCCCTTAATATGGTCGTGCAGCTTCCAGCCTACGCGCAGACTTACTGGATCAATAACGCTACGACTGGCGCTTTTACTTTAACGTTCCAGGTCGGGGCAGGCATCGCGGTCACGGTCCCTCAGGGGCAGCAGACTATCTTGTATTCGGACGGCGTTAACGTTATTAATGCCGTTACCGGGTCAACGCTATCGAATCCCGTCCCTGTCGCGCAGGGCGGAACGGGCGCAGTGACCGCCCCGGCAGCCCTCACTAATTTGGGTTTTACGGCGCAGGGCGTTACCATAGTGTCCGCAACCACCCCGGCAGCGGCGCAGGTCATACTACTTACCCCCGCGACCGCTGACGCCGTTGTGTTTGCTATGGTGTTCTAATGGCCGTTATTCCGCTGCTATCATCCCCGGGGGTGCAGCGAGACGGCACGCTGCTAGCTTCGACTGCCTACACTGACGCCCAGTGGTGCCGGTGGCAGCGCGGCTTGCCCCGCAAGATGGGTGGCTACAAGAACACCCAGCCCTACCTGGTTGCCGTCAGCCGGGCGCTGTACTCGCAGGCTCAGTCAGGGTACCGGTACATTTACAGCGGCACTCCGACCACCGTAGACCAATTTACGATAGATAACACGGGCGTCGCGAGCGCGGTCGTTAATCCGTCTATCCCGGCGACCACCTTCCCGACCACGGCGGGGCTTCCGGTAGGCCTCCAGTCAAACTCGTGGCAGTTCGAGAGTCAGTTTGACAACAACAACGGCGTCAACATGATTTTTGCACATTGCGCGCAGAATTTACTAGATCCCGCTAATGCCTCAAACTTTCCCCTCTACGCGGCCAGCATCTACAGCCCGACGGCATGGAACTACGTGGGTCCTAACGGTATAGGGACCGGCGCTAAGACTGGCTTCGTACAGATCCCCGGGAACGCCAGCGGCAGCGACGGCCACGGCGGAACGCTACAGGCCCTGTTTCCTAACGGCATCAGCGGCGGCATTGTAAGTCTACAGCCCTACATGATCGTGTACGGCAACGACGGTTTTTTCGCATGGTCCACCCCCGGGTACCCGACCGACTTTATCGGCGCTACGTTGGGGCAATTGTATGTTGGCGCAACACAGATCACTAACCAGAAAATTATAAAAGGGTTACCCCTTCGTGGTGGCGGCGGCTATAGCCCCGCTGGTCTATTTTGGAGCGTCGATTCAGTGGTCCGTGCGACTTTTGTTGGTATCCCGAACGGCACCTGGCAGTTCGATCAGTTAACCACGCAATCGAGTATTTTAAGTGACCGTTCAGTAATTGAAAATGACGGCAAGTTCTACTGGGCGGGCGTTGACCGTTTTTTAATGTACAATGGCGTTATCCAAGAAGTGCCGAACCAGATGAATATAAACTGGTTCTTTGACAACATTAATCCTGCGGCGGCGGGCAAGTCGTTCTGCATGAAGATACCCCGATACGGCGAGATCTGGTGGTGCTACCCACGGGGTACTAACACCGAATGCAGCCACGCGGTAATCTATAATTTTCGCGAAAATTTATGGTATGACACGGCGCTGCCGACCGACCTGAGAAGTTCCGGGCTACATGCCGACAACTTTGTGGGCAACATTATGGGTAGCCCTACTCCCTACACCTACGTAACACTTAATGGTTCCGGCGTGCAGGTGACGAATACCGCCTACAACTTGTGGCGGCACGAGCAAGGACTAGACCAGATCTACATACAAAATGCCCAGCAGAACGCGGTCTTGTCGTCCTTTACGACCGCGCCCATATGCGCCATTAACAACCCGCAGCAGCCAAGCGACGCTATGACGTCAATACAGCAACTAGTGCCAGACTTCTTGCAGACGGGAGACATGACCTGCACCGTACTTAAGCAAAACAATATGGCCGCGCCTAGCACTATCGGCAGCGTGGTGGCTATCAAGCAACCCAACCCCGCCCTGCCGCTAAATCAAACGGTACCCTTAAAAGATACCGCTAAAATACTCAGGCTACAAATATCAAGCAATACCCTGGGCGGAAATTATCAAGCCGGTAAGTCAATCGTCACGATTCAAACGGACGGCGAGCGGGACACATAGATGCAGTTGCCGGACCCAACCTACATGACGTTGAAGGACTGGGCCGATGGTGCAATGTATGTTTTAAGTCAATATTCGCTGGTGTCCGAGCTAAGGGACGCGGACTGGCAAAGCTGGGGAATGGCATTCCATAACATTCCTTCTTTAAGTCCGCTAAACCCTCCAGATCCGTACCAGTTCACGGACTGGCAGGAATGGGGTAAACGATTAATGGAGGCTTTTGGTCCCGCAGACGGCATCTTGTCTCA